CCGAGCAGTTTAGATGTCCAGTCACTACTAAAAGTTTTTCTAGCATCTTGCAGGTCCTGTGTTTCTAATTTGAAAACATCAACCTCTAATTCTTTCATTTGTTTTTCAAAGTCTAGCTCTGCTTTTTTTATTTCAGCTAGTTGTTGTGGTGATGCTTGTTGCACAGCTTTTTCTACTGCGCCTTTGTTGTTTGGCACGCCAAGTTTGTCAGCTAACATACTCATAGCTGCGTTCCCCATAGGCCCGCCTAACGCTGTTCCGATTGTAGGTGCTACTGCTCCCACCAATACTTTTAATTTGTCTAACATATTCCTATTTCGCTCCTATCCATTCCTAATGGTTTGTCTGATAAACATTTTAACATATCTTTAGGTATGTGAGCATATGGCTCATTATCGTCTTCATATGTGGGGTCAGGCGATATATTCATCCTTATATCGTAAACATAATCTGGATCCCATTCATGGTAGTATAAGCCATCCGTCATAGCATATACGGTTATAAATGGGACACCAGTTGATTGTGCATACATAGCGCCCTTCATCAGTTTTGCAACTGACAAAATAAAAGTGTCGTATTTATCGAAACTGAATGTTCTACACTTTACCTCGCACCAGAAACATTTGTCTTTGGATTCGATCCAATAGTCTAAGCCATAGGTCGTAGGTAATTTATGACAGGTAACATCCCAAGCACCCTCCAAGTATCCTGCTACTCGCTCTTCTCTTTTTTGATCGTCTATAGTTTCAAAGCTTGGTTTCTTCATATTCAATCCTCATAGTATGTTGGGTCAACAGCTACAAGCCTTTTAGTAGGTCTGCCCTTACCCCCAATTTTTATATCCATCTCTTGAACTTCACCAGCATTTTTCAATCTTTCAATAATCTCTTTGACTTCATAAGACTTCATGCTTCTGAAGAGTTCTCCTCTATCTACCTCACGTTTTGATATACCTGTATCTCCCCTTGATCTAATAAAAGATAATACTTGTTTGATTTTTGATTCTGTTGCTGAGGATGCTACTTTGTCACGACATGCTTCAATAAATAGAAGATCGTAATACCTGACATAATCTATACTCCATTTTGTTACATATCCTGGAACTTCCTTACAGTCAGGGTTGTCAGCTAAAGCACAGACCAAAGACAGTCGCATAGCTTTTTCTCTTGTCCTCGAAAGCAGAGGTTCAAGATTATCTTTTTCTAAAACTTCCTGCCTTTTTACTATCTCTTGTGCAAACTCATTCAGGAGCTGTTCGCTGTCTTGCGAAAAAGGTATGACATGAGGCCTAAAATCTAATTCAGCGTTGTTAAGCTCAATACCACCAAACTCTGAACGTGATCTTCTAATGTAATTCACCCAGTTAACTATTTGTAATGGTGGGCTTTTAAATTTCTTGAGCCTTTGCACTTTTCTTGGTTCCTTTGATTCAATAACCAAAAATCTGTTCAAGAAACCATCAGCAATACGGCCAGAGTTCAGAGCCTTATAAAAATTTTGTGGGACTGATAATCCTACTAAAGTGATTGCAGGCTTGTGTGTCACACGGTTCATAGCTTGATCTTTATATTGCTCAGGCACATTCATCAAAGAATAATTATCAGGTCTTAAAGTTCCGTGACATCTGCCCCAAGCTTCCATAAGTGTTTGTATACCGTCTTCTCTGTTCGTGTTTTGTTGTGCTCCAATAGCTTCGAGTCTTTTACCGAATTCATCCATAATAGTTATTTGTGTTGGTCTATAACGCAAAATAGAATGGACTGCACCTGAAGATGTATAACCGTCACCCACGACAAGATCTGAGTGTTCTGACATATTTAGAACAGCTTCTACAAATGATTTAATATTCTCTTTACCTTGTCCTGATTTAGCTATACCCATAAAATACAGCGACGCAAAGTTATTCATTGTCGTTCGATACAATCTGCCACAACTAACACTAGCGAGTGCCAAGGCACCTACAACAGACAGTTCAGGTTGTGATACTTGTGCAAGCTCTTCACAAAACTTAAACATATCTTTTAAGATTCCTGGGGGGTTAAATAGATCTTTTGGTGGCACTACTTGTTCTTTAGTGTTTGTAAATAGTGGTGCTCTTTGATTTTTTCTATCATGTGTCTTTTTTACATTATCTACAACAGAGTTTATTTCTGATCTTGGTAGGGGCGGTTGATTTTGTGTGTTCCAGGACTGCATAAAGAACTTTATAAAATCTTGGTTTACACCTCTATAAATAAGGTAGCCTGCTAATCTCGCTGCTTGATCGTTTCTTGAACCTTCATTCACACCGTCTAGTGAAAAAGGTGCGGTAACTAATTGTCCTTCGTTGTTCTTACCATTACCTGTTATTTGTTCCCATTCTTTTTCTGTAAAGTCTGGCAGATCGTCAAAGTCATGCACATCCCACTCAGGTATGGTTTGAGGTCTATATAGGTTGCCGTTAGCATGTTTATTGTAGGGTGCTATTATTAAACCACCCTCCCCTCTTATGTCTATTAATCTTTCAATTGGTGTATCGTTTGTTCTCTTTGTTGCAAAGGTTGTAAAGTTTTCTGGGTTGTTATAGTAGTAATGCATGCCCTTACCAGTAACTACTTTGAAAGGAGAAGGGGGCAGGTTGTTATCAACCCACCCCATAGCTTCAGGTGTATCAGCATCAACAACAATAAATTGACCGCAGATGAGTGCGACTACAAGATCATCACGATCTTTGAACCACTCAATTACAGTCTCTCTTTTGGGCCTTTCTGTTTTGTATTGATGCCAACCACCCAAAAAAACTGGTGGTTTTTTAGATTGCCTGAGTAGCGGAACTACTGACAGACCTTCATCATAATAGGCTAACGCCAGATCGAGAGGCTTCTCGTCTTCTGTAAGGTTTAGGTTGAACATTCAGCAATTATATCTTCGAGATTACCATAGATGGATTCAAAATCTAACTTCCCTTCGGATGCTCGAATGATTAATTTTGCTTGATCGACGGATGGTTGCCTGTGGCCATAACGCCAGGCTTTTATAGAATGTATTGAACATTCAAATAAATTGGCAGCTTCTTTGTTGCCAATAAACTCTATGTATTCTTTTAAAGTATATCTTTTCACTTCTCTCTCCTTGTATTTTGGTTGTATATTTATAGCTTCTAGTTTCTTCAGGTATGAGGTAGATAGCACTTTATTTCTAAAGTGATAGTTGGCTAACCAAGTTGGTTTCTTCTCCATATCTTTACAAATTGAAACTGTCTGTTTTACAAATAGTAGTTTATGTTATAATATATGTCAATATTAATTTTATTCGGAGATATTATATGTCTTTTAAAGATAGAATCGTTAGCCCTGATTCATTGGTGAATCAACAAGGGGTTAAGATACTCGTTTATGGAGCTGCAGGTGCTGGTAAAACAACGCTTTGCGGGACTGCTCCAGGAAGAAAACTGATGATTGATATGGAATCTGGTTTGCTCTCAGTCAGAGATAGCCAAGACATAGATGTTATTCAGGTTAAGGAAGCAAAAGAAATTATTGAGATTTGTGAAGCTTTGAAAAATGGTGAATTAGTTTACGATACCGTATGCTTAGACTCTATATCAGAAATGTCAGAAATACTTTTAAATTTTGAAAAAGCTAGACATAAGGATCCAAGAATGGCATATGGTAATGTTCAAGAAACATGCACAAATGTTATGAGGGCCTATAGAGATTTGCATATGCATGTAGTTTTCGTTTCCAAAATGGAAAAGATGAACGTAGATAATGTAATGCAATATGAACCAAAAATGGTTGGAACGAAACTAGGACAGTCAATCACATACTTTTTTGATGAAGTGTTAGCACTCAGAGTCATAGAAGAACAAGATGATGAAGGTGCTCTAGTAAAAAATAGATGGCTTCAGACTGATGTTGGTCAAGGCTATACTGCAAAAGATAGGTCGGGCAAGCTTGATGGCTTCGAAGTGCCTAACTTGACTAGCGTTATTGATAAGCTAGGTTTTAAAACTCAAGTCATAGGAGGAAATGATGAGTGATTTTGATGGTGTAAAGTGGTTAGAGAATATAACTAAACCACCCGTTGTCGAAAAAAAAGAAATTGCACCCCCAGGTGTGCATAGTGCGAGAATCATTACTGCTGAGAAATATAAGTCTCAAAGCGGTAATTGGACAGTAAGAGTTGTTTATGAAATAAATAACGGTAACAACAGAGATCATGTTGAGTTCTACTCATTATGGTCTGCTAGCGAAGAAGCAAAAAGAATCTCTAACGAGATGTTTACGCAACTTTGCAAAGCAACTGGATTTAAATCTTTTCCAGATGATGTGCATTCACTTGTGAATAAAACACTTGATCTAGGCTTATATCATAAGGAAGAGTCCTGGACTAATAAGGAAGGTGAGGAAGTTAACTCAAAGAAAACAAAAATCGGCGAGTATCTTAGCTCAGTTAGTCCAACGGCACCAAGTGGAGACAAACCTAAGTCGCCACCGACTTTATAGGTTAGGTGCTATGAAGGGGCGTAAGCCCCTTTTTTTTACTTCTAATTTAGTCTAGTATATATACACCATTCTATATCATTCTCCGAATGGTTAATTTATAGTGTATATAAAGAAGGGAGCCTTTCGGCTCCCTTTCTTTTTTAGGATTAATGAAAAATTAAATTAAATTTAATTGTTCGTATATTCTAACAACATCTCTAAACTATGTATAGCTTTCTTAATATCTTCAGATCCATTTTTAAATCTGTTTCTAGTAATGTAGCTTATAGCTTCAGACTCTAAGTTGTTAAGTTTATTTTTATAACAATACTCAGCAGGCTGTATGGCTAACTTTTTGTAATGATCGCCACCTACTTGACGGCTAGAAGCTTTAGCATCTATTTGCTTATCCCATTCTGCATCTGAAACTTCATCTCCTAAGTTTTCACCGAAGTTACACTTTTCTTCTTTGTGATAATCTTCGGGTTTTATATTATCTATACTCATAATTCAATCTCCACTATTTCTGGTGTGTTATATGTAGTAGGTAAGTTCCTACCTTCTATAACGGATTTATATTCGCCTAACAACCTGTCAAGCTCTAGCCACCCAGCTTCCATATCTTCATGTTTCATTTTGAATACCTTGGAGGCATAAGGGTGTTTCTTCTCTTGTGCTACAAATAAAAAGTCAGCAACGGTAAAGCCTGCTTTTTCAAAAGCTCGTTTATACCAAGATGCTTGCAGTTCATACTGATACTTCTTCACAGAGCTGGTGAAGTCTCTAGGCTTCACAGATTGTGTAGTTTTGTAATCTACAAGAATTATAGTCTTATCATCATACTGACCGCTCATTGGATATCTAAGCATGTCTGACTTTACTTTACACAACATATCATCTTCCCACCAAAACAAAGCTACTTCTGAAGGCCTAGTAAAAACCTCAGGGTAATCTGTCTTTGTCGGGTTCAATACTGTATCACCATAAATACCTAAAGAGTTTTTCATTTGATATATGGTTTCTTTGTCTGTTGTGTTGATAACAGTCAAACCCCTTTTCTCGTAATCTCTTTTTAGATCTTTATTGGCTTGTGTGTAAGGTGAGCCTACTAGACACGCTACTTCTTTATTAAAGACGCTTTCGCCTTCTACTATCATAGCGTGTGCAGCAGACCCAAATCTAAGTGCATGTGAATCTTCCATATGTTCTTGTAAAGCATGGACTTGTGATTGACCAAACCTTCTGATAACAGAAGAAGATATGCCTGGGGCATTGTGATAAAAATCGTTAGGCATATCAGGAAAGTAATAAGTATCTCCCAACACTACATGTTCGCATTCATCAAGTATTTCAGGTAATTTTTTCATCCTGTTCTCCTTACATTTTTAGCCCAAGTAGCAGCTGGTTTCATGATTTCTTCATACTCATAGCCGAACTCATGTAAAAGTTTGATAAGAGCTGGGTAGCCAAATCTTCTATCAACTTTTATTATCTCTCCTACTTCCAAGTTCTTTACCTTGTCGTGTAGTTTGTTATACATCTTTTGACTTACCATCCTTTACTCTATCAAACATATCAGTAATATGTTGTCTTTGCTCTACAGGTAACGCATTGATGTTGCGTATCAGTTCTAACACAGCATCTGTTGCATGATGCATAGCCATATCTAATTCTTCGATTGGTGACAGATTGTTTA